GAAAACGGAGCGGGGCGGCGGGTCGATCTGACCTTTCGCGCGCGCATTGATCTGGGTTGAGGAGACGGAAAAATGGCAGTGCAGAACGGGCGTGACCTGCTGATCAAGATGGACATGATCGGCGATGGCTCTTTCGAGACGGTCGGCGGGCTTCGGGCCTCGCGACTGGCCTTCAACGCCGAGACGGTCGATGTCACCAGCCTGGAAAGCGTGGGCGGCTGGCGCGAATTGCTGGGCGGCGCGGGCGTGCGCAGCGCCTCGATCTCGGGTTCGGGGGTGTTCCGCGACGCGGCGACGGACGGGCGGGCGCGGCAGATCTTCTTCGACGGTGAGGTGCCGCGCTTTCAGGTGATCATCCCGGATTTCGGCGTGGTCGAGGGGCCGTTCCAGATCACCAGCCTCGAATATGCGGGCAGCTATAACGGCGAGGCGACCTATGAGCTGTCGATGGCCTCGGCGGGCGCGCTGAGCTTCGTGCCGCTGTGATGGCGAACTCGATGCGCGGCGAGGTCGAGGTCACGCTGGATGGCCAGCCCCATGTGGCGCGGCTGACGCTGGCGGCGTTGGCGGAACTGGAGTCGGGGCTTGGCAGCGAGAGCATGCTGGCGGTGGTCGAACGCTTCGAGGCGGCGCGGTTCACCAGCCGGGACGTGCTGGCGGTGCTGGTGGCAGGTCTGCGCGGCGGCGGCTGGCAGGGCCGGGCCGAGGATCTGCGGACGGTCGAGATCGGCGGTGGGCCGATGGCGGCAGCGCGGATGGCGGCGGAACTTCTGGCCCGCGCCTTCCGGCTGGAGCCATGACCGAGGTTGGGGAGCCGGCCGGGGCGGGGACGCCTCGGCCGCCTGGGCTCGATTGGTCGGGGCTGATGCGCGCGGGCATTCGCGGGCTGGGGCTGAGACCGGCCGAGTTCTGGGCGCTGACCCCGGCGGAACTGGCGCTGATGCTGGGGATCGAGGCCGGGCCGCAGGCGATGACCCGCGACCGGCTGGCCGAGATGGCGGCGCGCTTTCCCGACTGACCGGGGCGGCGCGGGAGATTCAGAAAACGAGGGCGTTCCGATGGCGGGGAATAATGGGTTCTGGTCCGGGCAGGACCGGCTGGACGAGGATTTCGATGATGCCGGCAAGATGACAGCCGCCTTCGAGGCGGAACTGGCGCGGCTGCGCGAGCAGATGATGTATACCAGCCGCGAGGTCGGGTCGCTGTCCAATGGGATTGGCAGCGGGCTGCGGCGCGCCTTCGAGGGGCTGGTCTTCGATGGCGCGAAGCTGTCGGACACGCTGCGCGGACTGGGGCGGTCGATCTCGGAGACGATCTTCTCGATCGCGATGAAGCCGGTCGAGCAGGCGCTGGCAGGAAGTCTGGCGCAGGGGCTTGGCGGGATGGTGGCCGGGGCGATGCCCTTTGCCGATGGCGGTGCCTTCGTGCAGGGGCGCGTCATGCCCTTCGCCAAAGGCGGGGTGGTCAGTCAGCCTGTTCATTTCCCGATGCGCGGCGGCACGGGGCTGATGGGCGAGGCGGGGCCAGAGGCGATCATGCCGCTGCGGCGCGGTGCCGATGGGCGGCTGGGGGTCGCCGCGGCGGGCAGCGGCGGGCGGACGGTCAATATCACCATGAACGTGACGACCCCGGATGTCGCGGGATTCCAGCGCAGCCAGTCGCAGATTGCGGCGCAACTTGGCCGCGCGCTGTCGCGCGGCGAACGCAACGGCTGAGGAGGCGGTACGATGGCATTTCATGATGTGCGCTTTCCGGCGAGCCTGTCGCTCGGCTCGGTTGGCGGGCCGGAGCGGCGGTCGTTCCAGCTGCTCAAGGCCTATGTCTCCGGCTCGGTTCGCTATGAGCGACCGATTGCAAAGCCGGTTCTGGACAGTGTGAGAGCCGGGGTGGGCAATATCGAGATGTTCGCCGGCGAGGGCTATGTCGTCGATCACGCGACGGGGGTTGTGACCTTCGACACGGCGCCCGCGCCCGGTGCCACTGTCACCGCCGGGTTCGAGTTCGACGTGCCGGTGCGGTTCGATACCGACCGGATCGCCGTCTCGGTTTCGTCCTTTCAGGCCGGCGACCTGCCGCGGGTGCCGGTGGTGGAGGTCCGGATATGAGCGAGACGACTCTGGCCCGGGCCTGGGCGATCAGCCGGAAGGATGGGCTGGTCCTCGGCTTCACCGATCACGACGGCGAGCTGGTGTTCGAGGGGATCCGCTTTCGTCCCGACAGCGGGCTGACCGCGCGGGCCATCGTGCAAGCCTCGGGCCTGTCGGTCGATAACAGCGAGGCCGAAGGTGCGCTGTCGGACGACGCGATCACCGAGGTCGACCTGATGGCCGGGCGGTGGGACGGTGCGGAACTGCGGATGTGGGAGGTGGACTGGCAGGCGCCGGGATCGCGCCGGTTGCAGTTTCGCGGCAGCCTGGGCGAGGTCTCGCGCAGCGGCGGCGCGTTTCGCGCCGAGCTTCGTGGTCTGTCCGAGCCGCTGAACCAGGCGCGCGGCCGACGCTATCATCCGCGCTGCTCGGCGATTCTGGGCGATGGCCAGTGCCGCGCGGATCTGACGCGGGAGGGGATGCGGGTCGAGGCCGATGTTTCTGCGCTGATCGGGGCGGAGGGAGGCGCGTTTGACCTGTCGGTCGCCGCAGCCTTTCCCGGCCGCTGGTTCGAGCGCGGGACGCTCGAGGTCGTGAGCGGGCCGGCCAAGGGCTTGCGGGGCTGGATCAAGAACGATCGGGCGTTCAGCGGGGGAAGGCGCCGGATCGATCTTTGGACCGCGCTGGGGATCCTGCCCGAGATCGGCGACCGGGTGCGACTGACGGCAGGCTGTGACAAGCACGCCAAGACCTGTCGCGCGAAGTTCGACAATTTCCTGAATTTCCGCGGCTTCCCGCATCTGCCCACCGAGGATTGGCTGATGTCGCCGGACAAGACGAAGCGGTCGCCCGAGGTCCGATCCATCTCGGAAATGCCGGATCTCGGCATCGCGCTTGGCGGCGGAGGCCGCGATGGGTGAGGCGGTCGTCCCTCTGGCCCGAAGCAGGATCGGTACACCCTATGTGCATCAGGCCAGCGTGAGGGGCGCCGGCAGCGATTGTCTGGGGCTGATCCGGGGCATCTGGCGAGAGCTCTATGGCGCGGAGCCGGAGCCGGTTCCGCCCTATTCGCCCGACTGGGGCGAGGCCGGGCGCGCGGAAGTGCTTCTGGAGGGCGCGTTGCGGCATCTGCGGGTGGTGCCAGATGCCGTCGAGCCTGTGCCGGGCCAAGTGCTGCTGTTCCGCATGCGCGAGGGCGCCATCGCCAAGCATCTCGGCATCCTGACGGCGGTGGAGAACCATCCTCGCTTCGTCCACGCCTATGACCGCCACGGGGTGATCGAAAGCCCGTTCGGAGATGTCTGGCGGGCCCGGCTGGTTCGCCGGTTCCGCTTTCCCTGAAACGACTGAAGAAGGAGGGCCGGCATGGCCACGTTGGTGCTTGCGGCCGTGGGGGCCTCGATCGGGGGCGGATTCGGCGGCGCGTTTCTGGGTCTGTCGGGCGCGGTCATCGGCCGCGCCGTCGGGGCGACGGTGGGACGGGCCATCGACCAGCGGCTTCTGGGTGGCGGATCAAAGGCGGTTGAAACCGGGCGCATCGACCGGCTGCGGTTGCAGACGGCGGGCGAGGGAACGCCGATCCCGCAGGTCTGGGGGCAGATGCGGCTACCCGGGCATGTCATCTGGGCCTCGAGCCTCGAGGAGATCCGGCGCAGCCAGGGCGGCGGCAAGGGCGCGCCGAAGCCGCGCGTGACCGAGATCAGCTATCGTCTCTCGGTCGCGCTGGCCTTGTGCGAGGGTCCGATCCTGGGCGTCGGGCGGGTCTGGGCGGATGGCGAGGAGATCGCCGCCGACGAGTTGAACATGCGGGTCCATCGCGGCACGGAAAGCCAGATCCCCGACAGCACCATTGCCGCCGAGGAGGGCGAGGATGCGCCCGCCTATCGCGGGCTTGCCTATGTGGTGCTGGAGGATCTCGGCCTCGAACGCTGGGGCAACCGGATGCCGCAGCTGAGTTTCGAGGTCACGGCCGCGGCACGGGACGGGTCGGGTCTGGCCGGCGATGTGCGGGCCGTGGCGATGATCCCGGCCACCGGCGAATATGCGCTCGCCACCACCCCGGTGCAGCGGCGCTTCGACCAGTTCGACGAGGCGACCGTCAATGTGAACACCCCGGCTGGCGGAACCGATTTTGCGGTCAGCCTGCGGACGCTGCAAAGGGAATTGCCGAAGGTCGGGTCGGTCTCGCTGGTGGTCTCGTGGTTCGGCGACGATCTGCGGATCGGGCGCTGCAAGGTGCAGCCGAAGGTCGAGAACGGGAGCGGGGACGGGGTCGGGATGCCCTGGATGGCCGGAGGGATTGCGCGCGCCGAAGCCCTTGAGGTGACGCGGGTGGAGAATCGCCCGATCTATGGCGGCACGCCCTGCGACCGCTCGGTGATCGAGGCGCTGCAGGCCATCGCGGCGGTTGGCCGCAAGGCCGTGTTTTATCCGTTCATCCTGATGGAGCAGATCGCCGGGAATGGCTTGCCGGACCCCTATGGCGCCGAGGAACAGGCGGTGATGCCCTGGCGCGGGCGCATCACCACGGCGATTGCGGCGGGTCGCGCCGGTTCGTCCGATGGCACGGCGGCGGCCAAGGCCGAGGTGGATGCGTTCTTCGGCGCGGCGGAGGTTGCGGATTTTCGCGTCGTGGATGGAGGCGTCAGTTATGCCGGACC